CTGATATTTCAGATTCAGTTGTTGCAAAGTTATTACCTAGATCTACTAATGCAGAGCCAAGGTTACTAAATTTGTCTTGTGACATTTGAGTAATATTAGCAAAACGAGCCAACTCAGTAGCAGCGGTTTCAGCGCTCATGTTTGTTGACTCGCCCAAATCAATCATTACCTTGGTAAATGCAGAAACATTTTCTGTTTGAATTCCCAATTGCCCTGCAGCTTCAGCGACCGCTGCAATCTCACTATGAGTTGAAGGTAATTCATTCGCTAGATTTCTCAAACTAGCTTCAAGATCATCATAGGAATAAACGACGTTGCCATTGCTATCCACCACTTCGTCAGATGTTTTCTTTACACCAGCGAAAGCTGATTCCCAACTAATAGCAGCAGCGGTCACGGCAGTCACGCCAGCCGCAATGGGTACTGTTAATCCTTTAGTCAAACTAGACCCTATGTCCCCTAGTCTTTTACCATTGTTTATTAAAACATCGCTTGCTTTATTGATTGAACCAGTTAAACCTTCATTTCTGATTTGATAATCAGCAATCGCTCCTGCGGTATTTTGTAACTGTAATTTATAGTTTGCCAGTTTACCGTTAGCATCTTGTAATTGGTTGGCTAGCCGCTTAGTGGAGTCTGTAGCTTTACCGTCAACAAATGAACCATCATAAGCTTTCTTGAGGGCGGTCACTTGATTTTCTTGTGCTTTGATAATCTGTGTTAAACCATCATAACGAGTACCTAATTTGCCAAGTTTGTTTCCTGCCAAATCAGCTACTTTCATATTTGCTTGCATTTCTTTAGCTAAATATGTGACTTGCTTTTTGGAATTAGCAACGCCTTTCCCAAAATCAGCATCGTCCAAACCTAGCTTTATGACCATATTTCCTAATGGAGTTGCACCAGCCAAATCATCCGCCCCCTTTCACTAAATCAGCCAATGGCTTAATTTCTTTTTGTTTCCTATTCTTCTTTCCTTTTGGCGTTTGATTAAACATAATTTCATAAAGGTACAGCGTATCTGTATTCAGAACGTCATTGATCGTCCAACTGGGATAAATATTCAATAAAGATCTCACAACATCTAGCTGTAACTCATGATGATCGGACGAACTTATTTTCCGTCCTTTTTTCCTTTTGGGTCTTTCTTATCTGTTGGATCTGGTTCTTCCACGTCTTTCTCGTAACCTAAGACACGGTACATAATGATTTCCATGATCAAATCTCTGTCCCATGCATCGATACCATCTAAAAGGACAGTTCCGGTTAAATCTTTATCATCAAACAAGCCGGCTACAAACTCAGCACGGAATTCAGTAAGCACTCTGGCTGAAGGAGCAATATCATTGCCTTCATCATCCTTCTTAAAAAGTTTTGCTTCACCATCCGTGTAATCCAAAGCTTTTGAATAAGGTACATGGCTTTGTGTGAAGGTCTTTCTTGTTCCATTGATCATTAGATCCAATCTGATTTCTTTTCCAATTTCTGACATGTATAATTCCTCCTATTAATCAAAAATAAAAAGGCTAGTCCGAAGACTAACCTTTCCCTTCATTATTCACCGCCACCACTTGGAGGAGTAACAGGCTCGCCAAGTACAGCAGTTTTCATTTTAGTAACTGCTTCTGTTCCGAAGGCACGCAAAACTTTCACTGTCTTTTCATTCGTGTCGATTTTGACTTTCCGAGAGATTGCGTTGTAAACATACTCGCCCGCTTCTGGTGTAAAATCTTCATCGTTTTTAGTGGCCAATGAAAAACCATCACGGTTAAACGAACCGGCTACCATAGCAAAAGCTACTGGTTCACCATATAGGTCTTCTGCTTCGGCTACCGCTGCCATATAAGGTGGATCCGTTTCATCACCGAAACCGTCGATACCTTCCGCCATTTTGATCAAACCTAAGATTTCTTGCTCAACTTCTACAGGTACATCTAGCAAACCAAAATTTGCGGCTACTGACCCGGTTCCTTTTCTAGCCAAGTAGTATTCAACGTTACCAGCAAATACTTTCACTGCTTCTTTGGATAGCCCTGTTAAGTCGAAGGCAGTAGGTCCACCTTCTTTTTGTTTACCTTCTAAAATGTGAATTTCCGCTGTTGTATCTGGTTCTAAAGCTGTAGTAAGTTTTCGAACCGATAATTTATCAAAGCCATAAGTTTCCATTTATAAATTCCTCCTAATAAAATAGACACCGATTAATAATCAGTGTCATGAATTTGTGTGTTTTTTCGATAACGTCTTGCATCCACAAAGCGTTTTGTTTCTGAGAAATATTCGTCAATCCCACCATTTAACTGAGCATAACCAAATTTCCACATCGCAGCTTTCACTGCTTTAGCAATTTCTTTCGTCAAAATCCTTGATTGAGTTTCAACGTTAATTTGATAACTGAACGTTTGCGACATCTCTTTGTTGGCTGCATAATAGGCACTCGTTGGCGGACCAAGTGGCGTATCAATGATAATAAAAGGCTTGGATGTGTCAAAACTTTCCGGAACTTCATAAAACTTGATTCGACCAGGTGTAACCTCTTTTGCAATCGTAGGATCAGCAGATAAAACGTTGTAGACTTCCATCATCATATCTTTCATCGTGCTAACTCCTCCATGTCCGATCGTAGCTTTTGAAGTGCTGACCCCTCTGTTTTATCAACGACACCTTGCAGCTTACCCATCCCTCTAGGGCTAA